GATATTGTAAACGGCACAGGCGAAAATGCTCCTAAGGGGATTGTAAACGCTAATATGTGGGATGATACCAATTCTCTTGCTGTAGCGTCCGGATCTTCCCTCACTTATGCAAATGCTTGCAATTTTGTAGGACTGCTTGATGGCGCTTATGACGCTAACGCTAAATTCCTGATGAGCAAAAAGACGCTTTATCAGGACTTCATTCCGCTTATGGATAAGAGCAAACACGATCTTGTAATTCGGAACGCAAACGGTACATTCAATATCCTTGGTTATCCTGTACTTCTTTCGGATTCCGTCGCTCTGCATGACGCTTATCTTGGTGATTTTAAGAAATACGTCGGGAATCTTTCGCAGAATATTACGGTAGAATCCAGCGTGGATTCTGGCTTTAAAACGAACACCATTGATTTCCGTGGGACTGCTATTTTTGATGGCAAGCCGGCTATTGGTGAAGCGTTCGTAAAACTTACAAAGGCGGCTGAATAATAAATGGAATTATTGAATCAAATCAAGCAATCTCTTCGCGTAACCGCCGATAATACGGCGTTTGACGATGAGATTACAGATCTGATTCATCAAGCGATTGACGATTTAGAGGCAAGCGGGGTAAGTCCGCCTGCCTTTAATCGTTATGGCGAAAATGATGAATCAGGCAAACAGATCGACTATATTACAGACGGAAATATCAGGCAATGTATTATCCTATTTTCTAAAGCATATTTTGGAATTGATAATCCGGACAAGGAATTCTACGTCGATCATTATCGCTTTAAAAAGGCGCAATTACTCAATCAGTCCGCTTATACAGGTGATACACTATGAGATATAAAAACATTAACGCTATTTTTAATAAGACAATTGATCTTGTATCATACACTTATAAAGAGGATGAATTGGGACAGCTGATTCCAGATCAGACGATTTACCGGACTGTTTATGCGGCTAAAAAGAGTGTACCGCAGAACGAATTCTTCCTCTGCGGTCAGAACGGAATTAAGCCGTCCGCTATGTTCCTAATTCGGACTGCTGAATATAAAGGTGAATCTGAAATACGCTATCCATCGGATAATAGTGGGAATATTTATACTATATATCGTGTTTACGATACAGCCGGCGAATGTACCGAGCTTTATTGTGAAGTAAGGGCAGGTGGATGATATGGATAATGTCACGGTTAGCTCCCCAGAAGAGCTTGAGAATGTAATTTCAGCAGATTTACAGGAGTTTTCCGATGAAAAAATGCACGAAATTAAGGATATCATCGCCGATAAATCAAAAGAATGCGCGGCAAATATCCGCAAAGATTCCCCCAGAAACAAAGGGAAGTATTTCAGAGGTTGGAGAGCTACAAAAGAAGAAGAGGACGATCTGCACGTCTCTTATCTAATCGCGAACCATAGCAAAAAAGCTCCTCTTACATGGCTGCTTGAGAATGGACATGCCACCAGAAATGGCGGACGTGTTGAAGCAATTCCGCACATTGAGCCGAATGTAAAGAAATGCGTCGCTGAAATTGATGCAGAAATAGATAAAAAGGCGGCGGAGTAATTATGCAGCTTACAGATTTTAAAAACGTGCTCAATTCGGTCGGCATTCCAATTGTATATCATAGTTTTGAAGCAAGTGGATTAGAGGTAAAACAGCCGCCTTATATATGTTGGTATTTAAAAGAAAGCGATAATATTCCGGGTGATGATAAGGTAGCTGCAAAATTGAATCGCGTAAACGTGGAATTATATACCGATCGTAAAAGTCCGGAATTAGAACAGAAATTAGAAGATGCACTTGATGGTGCGTCTATTTTTTACGATAAAACAGAGCTTTATATTAAAGAAGAAAAGCTCTTTGAAGTTCTTTACGAAATTGAAATTTAGGAGTGATTGAAATGGTCAATAAAGTAAAATATGGTATTAGAAATGTGCACTATGCGCTGATTGGAGAAGATGGGGCTTACGAAACGCCGAAACCAATTCCTCAAGCAACGTCTATTTCGCTTAAACCTAAGAGCGCTGAGCTTACAGTTTATGGCGACGATACTCTACAAACTAATAAGAGTATTAGTCGTGGCTATACGGGGAGTATCTCCTTTAACGAGCTTCCCGATGAATTCTACGTCGATGTATTCGGTCAAACTGTAGATAGCAAGGGCGTTTTGACAGAAAATGTAAATGACAATCCACATGAAGCAGCACTGCTATTTGAGTTTAGCGGCGATCCAGTATCTCAGCGCCATGTGCTATATAGGGTCTCCTTTGCACGGCCAAATATCGAAAGCGAAGGCATGGCAGATAAGATTTCGACAAAGGAATTCAGCATCGATATTACAGTTATGCCGGTTGTCGGCGGTGATCTGGATGGTAAAATTAAGGGTCGTCTCTATGATACAACGGAAACACATGATACTTATACAACATGGTTTACGCAAGTATATACCGCTGCTGATGGCGTGACGGAGTCGTGAATATAGTTTACGGCCTGAGAAACGTATATTACGCTCGGTCACATGGTCTACATGTTCCAAAATATGATAAACCAGTTCCTATTCAGGGTGCCGTTTCTCTTGCTTTAAAATCAGGAAGTGATTTTGAAATTGCTCGATCTGCGGATGGTACACCGGGCTTAATGTTTCCAAAAGTGCAGGTATATTCCGGAGAAATGCGATTTAATAGTTTGCCAACACAATTTAGGATTGATATCTTAAATCAAGTTGTGGAAAACGGAACCGTATGCGAAACTGGAGATGGTCGCACGAATGAGTTTGCGCTTTTATGCGAATTTACTTGCGATAAATTTAATCGGCGCTATGTATTTTACCGCTGCAAAACAATGTTTCCGAACATCGAAAGTGATACATTAGCAGATAAGGTAAGCGTAAAAGGCGAAAGTTTAAACTTCTATGTTTTTCGCACATTATTTAATGATGGCCACAAAAACTATATAGATCGTTATGTTGCAAACACGCCTGAAACGGCTGATATATATAATCAGTGGTTTAACGCGGTGTATTTAGGAGGGAAAATCTAATGGAAAAAACAATTAAGATTGGAAATAAGGATGTTACGTTTAAGTGTACAGCAAGTACACCTTTAAGATATAAGGCGCAATTCGGGAAAAGCTTTCTTGCTGATGCGGCTAATTTGATGAAGTTTGCTGATACAAAAAAGACAAAGAAAGTAAAAGGCGCTGATGGTAAAGTAACCGAGAAAGATGATTATGATTTTACAAAACTTAATCTTGAACTCATATATAATCTTGCGTGGGCGATGGCAAAAACTGCTGATCATAATCTTCCCGATCCTCTTACGTGGCTGGATACTTTTGATGTATTCCCGCTTGATATTATTGCTCCAATTGTATCAGAGCTTTTAGAGCATACTCTGCAATCCGATACTTCAACAAAAAACGTGTAAACGGCAATGATAATACTGCAACTGATGAGTTAATGACTCCGGAAGAGTTTTTAGCGCTTTGCAAAAGTTGCGGATTATCGATTGCCGATATGGATGAGTTGGAAATTGGAAGTGCAATAGATTATCTGTACGACTACATAAAGCTTGAAAAGCAAAAATTTGGTGTTGCTGAAAATGGCGAAACAGAGCGAGAAGCAACAGCAGAAGATATGGCTAATTTCTAAAAATATTGGAAGTGACAGATTGCAATTTATCACAAAAGATCAAATGGAATATATACTTAGTCATACCACAGAAAAAGTATGTATCACAGTTGTTAATAGGCAGAGGCCAAAGAAAAAGCACAGATATATTGCTTTAGATGATAATGTAAAACATCTATTAAGCGACTATCAGAAGAAGCAGAAGATAATATACAAATCGGATTAAATATAAGCCGGGGCTGAAATTTTATTGTTTTGGCTTCGGCTTTTTTTTAAAGTAAGGTGATTAAGAAAATGGCAAGTAAAGATCTGAAAGGCATAACCTATGTTATTAATGGCAACACAGTTGGCCTTGATAAAGCAATAGCAGGTGTAGATGGTGAGCTTAAAGATTTAGGGTCAGAATTAAGGAGCTGTAATCGGCTGCTTAAACTTGATCCATCTAATGTTACTATTTTGAAACAGAAACAGGATCTATTAAACCGCTCCATTACCGAAACTAAAGATAAACTTAAAACATTACAAGACGCGCAAAGTCATGTTGCAGAACAATTTCAAAACGGTAATATCGGGCAGGAGCAATACGAGGCATTTCAGCGCGAAATCGAAAAAACAGAACAAAAGCTGCAATCGCTTGAAAAGCAGGCACGTACTACAGGCAGTATTTTAGGCACGACGATTGATAATGCCGGTAAAAAGGTAAGTGGAGCTGGTCAGCAGATCAGCAGTGTTGGACAATCACTAATGCCTGTTTCAGCGGTTGTTGCCGGTGTAGGCGCTGCGGCAATTAAAGTAGGCGACGATTTTGAGAGTTCGATGTCGCGTGTCGCTGCTATCAGCGGCGCAACAGGAAAGGATTTCGACGCACTGAGAGCGCAGGCAATTCAGCTTGGACAGGATACCGCTTTTAGTGCGAATGAGGTAGCGCAGGGTATGGAAAACCTTGCTTCGGCAGGATTTTCAACCAAAGAGATTATGGCAGCAATGCCGGGTATGCTTAATTTGGCGGCGAGCAGTGGAGAGGACTTAGCAAGCGCGTCTGATATATGCGCAAGCACTCTTCGCGGTTTTGGATTAGCGGCTGGAGATGCAGGACACGTCGCGGACGTGTTGGCAAAAACAAGCGCTGATACTAACGCAGAAATGTCCGACCTTGGCGAGGCGATGAAGTATATAGCACCTGTTGCAAGTTCGGCTGGATGGTCGCTTGAGCAGACGGCAGCTGCAATTGGTGAGATGTCAAACGCCGGGATTAAAGGTGAACAAGCAGGTACTACGCTTCGTGGAGCGCTCACAAATTTAATGAATCCATCC